TTCCTGGTATCGCAAAGGCGTGGCTTACGAGGTGGAGGAGTACCAGATCGAGGAGTCGGACGACGCCCCGAACCAGTTCCACTACATCGTTGGGACGGCGCTGCGCCAGGGCGCTGACGTCTGCGTACTCACGCAATACGAGCCAGAAGCCTTAGGTGTGCAACAATAGAAGGGTTCCCGCTCTGCTTCGGCAGCGGGCTGGGTTGGTAGTCCATTGGTAAGGACAGGCGGACAACGCTTCAGACAGTCGGTTCGATTCCGGCACAACCCGAGGGGTGCAGCTCGGTCGGGGCTGCATTAAACGCGACTCGCCCATAAACCTTTGTACGCCCCTCACCCCAAATCCACTGGTACGACTAGCTTTCGTACCTAACATAAAAACTTTTAAGTAATGGAAAAGCACCCCATCACTCCACCGCCGAAGCTTGCTGCCAAGTGGGTACACGAGATCTACGGGAATCCCTCGGTCATTCCTCTTCATGACCTTACGCTTCAGGTGATCGAACATGCCGCCCAATGGGGTGCAGATCAGGAGCTGGAGGCTTGCTGCAGTATTGCGCTGGTTGATCCGGTTTGCGGGACCAAGCATCAGCGCAGCATGTTGGTGCGGCACATTCGTGAGCGCCGCCGCCCCAAGCCGCCGAGCTTGAAAGAGCAAGCGCTAGATGCCCTAGCGCATATCGCTACTGGCCCTAATCCAACGGCATTTCTTGACTGCCAAGACACCATCCGCCGCGCACTGGAGCAGCTCGATGACTGAGCACCCCATCACCCCACCGCCATCGGAGCTTGTCCTGCAGTGGATTGGTGAGTTCTTTGGTTGCGCTGCTGGCGGCGAACTGAGTGACACAGAGCGTTTTCTTACAACCCGCGCCGCCCAATGGGGCGCAGACCAAGAGCTGGAGGCGTGCTGTGAGTGGCTGGATCGAGAAGGTTGGTCTGGTGAATCTCGGCAACTCCGCGCCGCCCGTCGCCCCAAGCCGCCGAGCTTGAAGGAGCAGGCGCTTGCCGCATTGCATGGCGCTGATGATCAAGGTCTTAGCCATGAGCACGTAGTCACCATCCGCCGCGCACTGGAGCAGCTCGATGACTGACTGCGTTCCAGATTTCGGAGAGACCGTGCTGCCGCCTGCTGGTGCGGTGGAGCTTCAAGCCGACGAGCAAGACGGTCCCAGCGACTTTGAGCTGTGCAAGGTCTATCGGGAGGCGTATTACGCCCACCCGGTCCGCCAAGGGCCGTATGCGCAGGCAGCAGGACTCCGTGCTGTACTGGCGCGTTACGGCAAATAGGTAGCCGGTGGTGGGTCCTCACGCGGTGTCCACCTTTTTTCCCGCAGCCGGCTGCTACTGGACCGCCTAGATCCCTCAAAAAAAGGTCTAGGGCCAAAAGCGTAGCCAGTCCCAGCCGCTTTCGCGGTTGTGAAGAAAAGCAACAGCCTGGCCTTGCGCTTGGGCGGCTTGTGTGCAACACTAAGGGCAAGCCCGCCAAGGCGAGCCCTCTATTACTGATTAACAATGTACGAACCATTCCAAGCCAAAGTCTCCAATACAGACCTCAGCCCTTGGTACTACGCCGTCGGCTATGCCAGGCACTCGCTCCAGTTGCAGATCACCCGCTACAAGGGGCTCGGTCTGAACACCAGCTACGAAGAGAAGCAGGTAGAAAAGCTGGTCGAGTTGGAGCAGTTCCTCAAAATGTCTTGGGACCAGTGGATGGATTCTTTGCTTCCCAGCGAAACTGCACAGGAGGTCAAATGAGCCAGGTACAAAGCATTGAGGAGCTGCGCTTTGAAGGCGACCATCTTGTGGTCGATGCCGTTGTTGACGACATGGTGGTGCGTTATGCGCAGACCGCCTTCGAGCCAGCGGAGTGGGGGCCTGCCCTGTGCCGAGGCACCCTCTACTTTTCAGATGAAGACTTGATTCCAGCGACAGATGCCGAACTCCGGGCCATGCTCACAGATCGGGTCGACGACTGGACTCCACTCGACACGTCTGATTGGGACGTCTGAAGCTCGTGACCTACGTAACCAGGACGACTACGACGACTGGGAAGTTGGTCTAGAGCCCATACCGGGGGATACGCACTGGGTCCGGGTTCGCACCTTGACCCAGCTTTATCGCCACCTGATTTACGTTTTCGCCACGAGTGACACCATCAACTCCACTCGACTTGCACAGCTGGCGATCCACGAGATTCTCAAGTTGAGACTCACGGATCTCACCCGGATACGCCAGCAAGATCCCAACTACTTCGCATGACTGACTGGTACGCCGACTACTACCGCCAATCGCGGGGCTACAACGACAACGACTTGCGCGAGCTGCGCAGTGTTCCACGCAAGCCCTCGACTGAGGTGCCGGATGTGTTCAAGCACAGGTTTGCTGATCCAGCTGAGTACGATGCCTGGGTCGAAGAGCGGCGTCGCGCTTACTTCGGCTGAACTTGATCCAATCCCGAATGACTGAAACTTCAATGGTGCCCTTCTACCGCTCCTATCTGCTGGGCGGGAAGACGGTGTACCTCGATAAGTTGTCCGAGCTGTCCGATAGCGAGCTGAACATGCTCAACATCGAGACCATGGCTTCCCTAGAGGAAGCTCGTCGTGACTACGACGCAGTGGAGAACAAGCAAAGCGAGGAGGGCGGTTCTGTCTACCGTCGCCTTAAGGTGGCCGGCTATTTCCAAGCCGCCATCAAGCTAGAGCTTCAAAACTGAGGCTTCTCTACTACACTACCCACGTTCCTACTCATGAACATGTACGTTCTCTCCGAATCCCAGTTCGACCAAATCTCAAAAGCACTTGAAGCAGCACGGTTTGCACTGGAGACGTGCCAGCACGTTCAGCTGGATCTGACTAAGCCCAAGCAGACCATCCCCCTGCCTGCTGGCGAAAAAATCGTTCGGGCAACGTCCGTACAAAAGGCCAAGTCTCAAAGTAAGACTCGTGTGTCTAGCCGCAAGGGCAAGCGTGGTCATGCGGTGTTGACTGAAGGCAAGGTGATTGAGATCAAGCGCCAGTTGGCTGCGGGTGGGAAGTCTGTTGCGGCGATTGCCCGTGAGTTTGGCGTCCACATCACCACGATCAACTGCATCAAGTGGAATAAGACGTGGAAACACGTCCAGATTCAGCAGCCCACTCCGGTTGTGGTGGCTGACTGATGATCCACTGTGATCATGAGATCCACAACCTGGCGCGGCGGGGCTTGGTCTCGCCGTTTCTCCAGGAGCTGGTGAATCCAGCCAGTCTTGATGTGAGACTCGGTGAGAATCTGCTGGTGGAGCTACCGACCACCACCAGCCTGGTGCCCTACTCCATTGCTGGGCACACGAAGGAAAAGCCGTTCATGCTCCAGCCCCACGAATTTGTGCTGGCCGAGACCATGGAGGAGTTTGATTTCCCGGATTGTGTCGCTGGGCAGCTGGCGCTTAAGTCGAGTCGTGCCAGGGAAGGGATCGAGCATCTGCTTGCCGGGTACATCGACCCTGGGTACAAAGGGCGGCTAACGCTGGAACTGCAAAACGCTAGGTCCATGCACGCTGTCCCGTTGTGGCCGGGTATGCGGATCGCGCAGATTGTGTTCCACAAGATGTCGATGCTGCCTGGTAAGAGCTACTCGGTAACTGGTCGCTATCACGGTGACACTGCTGTTCAGGCTTCTAAAGGATGAGTAATTCAGTTGACCATCCCTCGCATTACACGGCGGGGAAGACTGAGGTAATTGAGGTGTTGGAGGATTGGGTGCAACATGCGCCTGATGCTCGCACTGGTTCGCTCCAGTGGCAGTGCCTTAAATACCTCAGTCGGATGTGGCTGAAGAAGGATCCACTGGAAGATGCGATGAAATGTCGCTGGTATCTGAACCGCTTGATTAACACTCTCGCTACTGAGCCTTACAAAAATGACTGACAATCAGATGATGGCTTTGCTAGGCGCCAACATGTCCTGGCAGATTCGTCTTGCTTACGCTGCTATCGGCTTGTTAGCGCTTTTCTTTCCTGGGTACGTTGCTGTTGCTTTTTTGAAAGCTACAAGCGACGCGCTCCAGCGGCTTTCGTTTGAAGAGCGTTGTGCGTTGGCCAATGTGCTTCGGTTGGATTGATGCGGCACTGGTGGCGGATTGTCGCCAAGGCGTTGGGTGAGAAGGCGCACCAGCACGACCGGATTGCTGATCAGGTTGCGTTGGTGCGTTTTTGCATCTTGC